GCTTTTAAGAAGGTTGATTGTGCTTTTGATGTCACATCAAAAACTCTCAGATACTTCAACAAATCATATGACTCCTCAAACACACTCAGGATAGTTTCCATACAGGCATTACTTAGGCTATCAATCACAACAACTCTACTTAGGTCTTCTTCAGGAGATATCATTTTCAAGGTTTTAATGTAGTTGTTATCATTGATCATAAGTGTTAATGTGTTCCTAACTGCAGCCATCATTAGACTCTTCTTATCTTCTACAACTTCACTAAAGTATTTGACTTTCCGTAAAACTATCCTACTCTCTTCACGCAGTTCTAATCGACTTTCCACTCTCTGGGAGCCTTCAGACCTAAAACCTTCTTCTCTTTCAAAGATTTCACTCAAGTTCATTGATATTTCTTCAACCTGGTCCTCATCTCCCTCAAGTGATCTCAAATTTCTCCTTAGCCTTGAACCTGCCTTAAGACTGGAGCAAAACACCACTTCATATTTCTTTCTTGGTTTTATCTTCAAACCCCTTTCTTTGAATGCACTCAAGCACAATTTCATTATGACCTCACCAAACATTCTGCTTCCTATTATTTTCTCACTGGTTGATATCTTGTCTAACTCAACATCTGTTTCCTTGTTGAAAAAGAAATTTTTGAACATTTCAGTCCTCTCCTGGTCAGAAACTATGATTTTGTCTGTTTTCACTATTTCAAAACCATTTCTCTTTCTAATTGTCTTTGTCTCAGTCAGAACATCTACATTTTTTCCAGAATTGTAACTCTCAGTTTCTTCTTCGATCTCGAAGTAAGGCATTCCAGAGCTACTGAAGTAAACATTACCTTTTTCTGATATGTTAACATACTTTATGAATTCATATATTGAGGTGTTCACATTGCTATAAGATCTATTCCTCACAAATTTTCTCAATCTTTCAACATCTTGTTCTCCACACACCATCCTTAATAATTTTATAACACCATTCTCAAGATCTATGCTAGACACACTTGGTCCACATATAAAGCACCCTGTCTCAGTCTCAATTATCTTCATTCTTGACCCACCTCTTAACACACATGTTCTCTTTGATTGTATTTCTCTTATAACACCACTTGTCCTTTTCTCACTGAATGTGAATTTTGTCTCAACACCTCGCTTCAGAAGATCTTCTAATGTCCTTACAAACCTCCTATCACCTACTCTTGTACTAAATTCTAAATTATTCATTATTGTCCCTTTTATTCCAAAAGAACTTGCCTCACTATCTGACAGTTTCTTATTCAGAACACAGTCAATCAATTCTATTGCTGTAAAAGATGAGTCAGTGAATGAGCAAACAAACCCTATTACTTCCTTTGCCAAACCTCTTGGAGTGTTCAGGCAATATTCAGAGATGGGTAACTCTATGTTCAAGTTAACACCTTTAATCGAACTAGACTCATAAAACAATCTAGGAATATCTTGATACTTATCTCTTCTCATGTCTACAAAAACATATAATAGTTTTGATGGCCTATTAAGTTTCCTTACTATCTCATCCAGATTGTTAGAGTCCTCCTCAGAAGTTTTGTTTAGCAATGATGCCAATAAGTTCTCACCTCTTTCTAATAATTCAGGTGCTTTCAGTTTCAATCTCACCAAGTCATCTCTAACACTATTCTCATCCAAATTTTTGATCTCAGCCTCTCTGACTAAATCTGAGAATCTATTCCATGCTATCACCACTATTGCTTCATTCTCAAGAAATCTTTTGTTAGTATCAAATAATGATGTTCTTGAGTTAATACCAAGAATTTTGTTGCTTTTCTCATTTATTTCTATTCTTCTCATCATTCTAAATCTCTTGCAATGATCAGGCGAGTTCCCTGACCCATACATCCCATTAGCGATGGATGTGTTCATTCTTGAAACAATTTCTGTTTCATTTTTGTTATATATTGCTAAGCAAGCCTCTTTCAGCTCCTTCCAATTTGTGTTTTCACTAGCTCTCTTGTTGCTCAACTTCTTCACATCAAATGTGTGTAGTTCTCTAAGTCTTTTTATCTCTTCAATTAAACTCACAGGTAGTGATCTCAAGCTATAGCTGTTTGAATCCACCATTCTAAAGATAGATTCCCTCACTTCAGATACACTTTTACTACTAAAGGAACCATCCCTTTTTAAAGATGTTAGAATGCTTGACATTCTTAAGGAATCGATTCTCATGTTTAAAACTCTGCAATGCCCTAACAGAACTTTAAAAAACTCTTCCTTCTCCTTTTCTAAGCCAATTCCAAACATATCAATTAACTCATTAATTCTCTTCTCATTACCACTCTGATTCCTGAATCTGAAAAATTTACCTTCAAATGTTTCTTTCTTCTGATTTCTAAGGAATTCAAGCACCATTGTGACTTTGTCACTATCTTCAATATATCTTCTTTTTTCAAACCTCTCATGACAGAGTATTAGTTTCAAATCTTCACTGAAGTCTGACTTATCAGATGTGCTCCAGCTGACCAATTCAAAAGGAGTGAATCCACCTGCCATAGTGCTTGTTATCAGAATCTCCATCATTGTGTTCTGCTTTGCCTTGCTGCAAATACCAAATATGCTGCAGAACCTTAGGTACAAAGCAGAATAAAGGTCGAACATATCCATTCCATTCTCCAGGCCTTGCCTTAGCATTGAGTAGGTTGATTCTATGATCTTAAAGATGTCGCTTGTATCACTTGTTGTTAACATCCCTGACATAAATTTGCATTTGCTAGCTATAATTCTCCCTATGCTAATGAATTCTGAGTGATACTCAGCGATTTTCTCACTTGCACAACTCTTTGATGAGTCATTAACATTTAATGAACTAGTGAGTATTCTTATCCAATCACAATTATTTTTTATCTTTTCATTTGTTTTTTGTTTTGTCTCCCCATTTTTCACTCTGATTATTTCTAATGAATCATCAGAGCCACATATTTTATCAAACTTCACATCACCTTCCATAATCCAAATTAACTCTTTCCTCAGAAAATCACCTGTCAGAGCTTGGATACCTGTTGATGTGCATTGCAATAATCCTTGTCCCATGTGGTTGAACATTGTTATGTACTTCTCCTTATTTAAAAGTTTTTTCATGATATATCTTTGCGTTTCTTCCTCCTTCCTCACATACATCATGTTGCAAACATCTTCGATGGTTCTTCCTGTTGTATCAAACCTTTGAAGTCTTACAAACATGTCTTCAACAATTTTACTATCAATCTCTGTCTCTCTATTATCCCATATTACACCACAAACATCAAGTGTGCTAGAAACATTCTCATAACCAAATGACCTCAGAATCATAGAAAGTATACCAATGATATGTCCTCCTTTCATTTTTGGACCCCAGCTTTCTCCATCTTTTGACACATACACTTCTGTTGACCCAAACTTTCTCTCCTTTTGATTCCCTATTATTTTGTCCATGAATCTTTTCTTGCATGATTTGCTACTCAGTGAGTTGTTATCATAAACACTAAAGGCGTCTTTTCCGATGACTTCCACACAACTCTGTAGCATAGCACTTTTCAATGTTTGAACAACTAAATCTCTTGGTCCTCCTAACTGGTTTTTAGGTGCAAGAGTTGTTTGATGTCTCAACATCTCTTTTGTTTCTTTATTATACTTCCTTAATTCATCTATCAAAAGATTCCAAACATATGAATTCTTACCTTCTGAAAAAACTTTTTGAGCTATTAAAAAAGCAACTTTGTCCTTCTTTGCACCCTTGATGCCTCTGTTCAGTTTCCTCAACCTTGTTGATTTTCTGACTTCTTGATTAATATACTTTGTGAACAATATTAATGTGAAGCAAGGTTCAGATAAACTCATAATCTCTTCAAAAGCTTCTCTGTTTATTACTCTTAAGACTTTACCAAAGAAAATGTTCTTCAAGCTCTCCATATCATTTCTAAATATGTTGAAATATAGGGTTAAAGAATCTGCAACTTCTATATGCCTGAGTCCTAAATAAGCACCTATATCGCAGTCAACGAGATATGGTCCACTAGACCTAATCTCACACATATACATTGATCTTGACATAGCCTCAACACAGAAGTTAACGAAAAGTTCCATGAATTTTTTGTTCTTTTCTTTGTGATTCATCATTTCATTAAGTATAGAGTTATACTCTGAAACCATTTTTTTGATCTGTTTTGACTCTTTCATCAACTCCAAATCACTCAGGTCTCTTACAAGACAAAATCTGTTGAAATCTTCAGAATGCATGTACTTGCTGCGAAAAGCTCTCACATCTGTCATTATTTTGTGGCATTTCTCTAGAATTTCAACTTTATTAAATATATCAAATGATGTCAAACACCCTGATCTAAGTGCTCTTTTAATTGTTTGATCATTTTTGTTTGACTTAGACATAACCATTGCAGTGGACTCGTACAATGCTTTCATTTTCTCCATATTTTTCCTCATCACTTCCTTTGACCTCAAACACATATCACTGACTGAGTCCTCTGATTCATTCCGTACAAAACTCTGGCAATAAGAACATTCAACATTAACTTCAATTGGTTTGAGAACCTCGATAATTTTCCTGAAGCTGTAACAATTGTTCTCTTTCTCATGTACCCTCTCTTCAAACACAACCTCTATTCTCCCTTCTCCATCACTCTTAGTTATTTTATCAATGACTGCTGGTAGGTCAAACTCATTGTCAAGGTCAAGCAAAAGACTTTCACCTAGTTGTGTGAATTTGGTCACTTTTGAACTCTGCATAACTAAACATTTATTCTTAAGCCTGTCTAATGAGAAGTCCTTCTTTAGGTCAGGGACAAACAGATCACCTTTGCTGTTTATCCAGTCTTGCAATTTATCTGTCATAGCACCTCCTAATAGATAAAAGTCATTTGCTTTACCAAGATTCTTCTTGAAATCTGCAACATCAATAAACTCATCTATGTCTCTCTTTTTCTCATCAATTATGTTCACTGATGAACTCAGCCGAACATTGCACTTATGTAACCTTTCAAAGAATCCCACTTCATAAGCATAAGCTCTGAAACAACACTCCTCAACAACTTCTATAACACCTTTAGATTCAGTTTCTTCTCTTATACTTAGAGAATCTGTTTTCAATCTCCTTTTATCAAAGCTGATTTGAAAGTCTTCTCCTCTTATCATCTCAGTGAGAGTTTTCTTTTCCATTCTAACAATTTTGGCATCTTCTGGGAATAATTTTTTGTTCTCACCATCATCTCTTATTTCCTTTGAAGTCAAAAGATCACATAGTGTTCTTGCTGCAAC